CTAGGCGACTTTATCTTTTAACTCTATATCAAGAATGACGGATTGAACATAGGAACTCAACCAGAAACTCTTTCTTCCATCTTTATGCGGTTTCATGTACCGACCGTCTCGAATTCTAGAATCCAATGTCTCAGGTTCGATATTAAGTAATTTAGCAAACTCGATCCGACCAATCCGACGTTCACTGCTTGCTTTGAGTGCTTTTCTAAGTTCCTGCATTTCGCTATGTATCGCTTGGAGCAATTCATACTCAGTATTAGCTTTCATAACACCTCACTTAAATCCACAAATTGAACAAAACACGTCACAATGAACCGTGAACTTTTTACAGATGAAACAGTATTCAGTCACTGTTGTCCTCCTTGAGTCTTTAGATATTCGGCTTTAGCATCTGCCCAAATCTTTTCATCGTATGGGCTTAAACCTTTTTCCTTGCACCAGTTGGTGCACCAGAGAAATTGAGCATCATCAAATTGAGTAGGCTCAATGACTCGTTTAGAACTACTATCCATCACGCCACCTTCACATCTAGATAATCCGGGTTATCCAGATGCTCCTCATACTCTTCAAATTACACCTGGCATGCCGCATTACCCGTTAAATCACTTTTTAAAAACACATAACTCAAAGTTTTACGTGTACCTTTGCCTGAGAAAGTAGCACTGCCATCGGCAAGGTCTTTCTTTGTATAACCCAGCTTTTCAAGCCATAATTGGAAGCCCACTTGGTGCTTCTTTTTAATTCTGAAGATCATCTGTACCCCCAGGTATCCGCAAAATTTCGTAAGCAATCATCAATACCGAATAGGTTAATATTGCGGTAAGTTCTAATCCGACCGTTGTGCTGCACGAGCAGCACGCGGGTCATAGAAGAATAGGAATAATTCATGAAGCTTCCCCAGTTTCAGTAGCCAAAGCATCTTTGCGCTGTGCATAAATACTAAGCAGCTCCTGATGATCCGCTGGGAGTAATTTAGCAGCAGGTATTGCGGGTGCAGGTCGCTCTAGGGTTTCAACTGAATCCATGTCATAGATCCGGTTAATCAAAACCTGCTTTTTCTTTTTGTAGAAAAGATCGATAGGGGCACTACCATGTTCAACACTTTCAACTGATGCCTGTTTGCGTGCCGCATTTTCAATTTGATCAATGAAACTTGGTTGCGCGACTTCAATGACTTCATCTGGAGATAGTTCGGGTTCAGCCTTAGGTGCGTACTGTTCAGGATCCAGCTCAAGAAGTTTGTCTTCAGTCAGTTTGCACAGGTGCTGCTGATCTTTTTGATCTAAGTACCCATTGGCCAAAAATACGTGACGGAATGAAAGCACATCTTGGGTCGTAGTAAATTGATCAATCTGGGCAGTGAACTTTTCAACAAGTTTTACCGGATCTGTCTCAACCGCATCTTCTTCAATTGCTGCCTTTGAAACATCAGCAACAGTGATTGATACTTCTGGTGCAACATCAACAGACTGAACTACCTCTGGTCCAGGTTGTTTTTCGATATTCGGTACGGCATTACCTGAATCAGTTGGTGTGATAACCTGCTTAGTATCTTCCTCGGCTTTACGGCTACGACGTTTCTTTTGTTTTTCCTCATTGCCAAGTCGTGCCACCAAGCAATCACCAATTAACTCACGACCTAAAGCTTTAGAGATTGCTTGCAATTGAAGCTTTGCATTCTCAGCATCATGTTGTGTAAATCCGTTATTGATGGATTCATTGAGAGCCGTACTAGTCATTTTGCCGAATTCAACAACATAGATTGATGAACCGTATGTGTTGATGACATAAACATCTTGACCTTCACGAACATCATCAAGAGTTAAAGGCTTGGCAAAGGTAACACCAGCCAGCTCCATGGTTTCAACCTTGATGCAGAACTCATAGCCTGGCATTGCGAAAATTGTCGCAGGGAACTGAGATAGATCATCAAAATCCATTAGCTCACCAGTAGCACGACACATGATATTTCGGCCAGCCATCATTGCTTCAAAAGCTTCTTTGCTATTTAAAATTTTCATGCTGACCATCCCTCCATATCTGATTTCGCCTGACAGGCATTTAAAACTTGTTGTTCGTACTTCGTACCTTTGAAGTAGTCAGCAGGCCGATTAAGATCATTGATGTGACTGGCGTTCTGGATATCTTTTAACGCAGCCTGATAATCATTTTCTAGACGCGCCTCGTTTTCGGCATGCAGTTGCTGCTCATTAGCTTGATGTGCTTGTTGATTACGTTGAATGATTGAATGAATACCGGCACATGTTTCCTCAAACTTTTGCTGTTGCACATCGTGAAGACTATTTAATCCCCGTTTAGCACAGTACTTTTCAATATCAATTCCAGCTTGTTGCATAAGCGCCTCAAGCTCTAAGAATTGATTGCCATTGATGCATGCATTCGCAGATCCTGAGTTCAACCACTGTTTAAGCAATACGCCAGCCTGTTCAGAAAGCAGCATAGGTTCACTAAAAATGCGGGTACGGTCTTTTGTCCTAACTGCATAGTTATCATGAGTTAAATCCAGAACAGTGGTGAACTCATATTCGATACCATCACGCTGTTCAGCTTTCATCCCCACTTTTTCAACTTTCTTTTTACCGTTACCTGCATCAACCTGAACGGTATCCATCTTGCTGCGCATAGTTACAATAATATTGATGCTGGATTGAAGCATTGCATCGATAAACTTACGGTGCCTTGGGGTAACTTGGCTCCATGCGCCCCAGCTATTACCTTTGAAAGTGGTACTGGCAAGCTTGTCGACAATTTCTAAACAGCCACCAACACCCGACCATTCATGAGTAATACTGTCCAGAATCAAGGTGTCAAAACCGGCTTTTTCTGCAGCATGAATAGCATCAATAAACTTTTCTGGAGTGTAGGGCGGTTGAATATTCGCATGTTCAAACTCAACCACATCTTCATACAGCTCAGCACTACTATTTTCGGTATCAGCAACAGCAATCTTTCCACCAATGCCTTTAGCCAATAGAAGTGCACCTAAAGTTTTACCAGAGCCAGTAGGGCCAGCCAAAGCCAGGCGTAATTTCGCGTTTTTACGTTCCGCTTTCTTGAAAAATACAGTCGACATTACATAGCTCCTGAATGGCGGTTATTACGCTTAAAGTTCTTATAGTCTTCTGATGCAAAGAAGCCGGTACTTTCCAAAACTTGATGACGTCTGTTTTTGCGCATAGCAACACGTGCATTTTCCAGCCCATCTATAATCCATTTTGGAGTGATAGATTTATCCATCTTTCTCAATGATCCATTAGGCTGGATGGAGTAGATGATTGAGTTGCAGAAATAGTCAGCAATAGTTCCTGAGCTTTTGATACGTAGGGCAAAATAGCTCGCACGAGTTTTACCCACTCGATAGATTTTAAGTCCTTCAAACGTTTTGATGTATTCAGAGAAATAGCGATGAGTTGAGCCAAACTCTACTGGCATTGAAATTACAGGCAGTTCATCTGCTTTGAATTGCAGGAAACCGGTATAAAGGTCTACAAAATTAATTTGAGTTCGATCATTAAGCGGAGACCAGTTATCAGAGCCGCATTCACACCAGTAGACGAGCTGGCCATTCAGAAGTGCTTCAAAAATTTGATCAGCAGAATTTAAAATCATTTCGCACTCCCAACAGCCTTAGCAATCGCTTCCGCCTGATAAGCAGCTTCCTGATCCGCTGCATAGGTAAACATCGCAGCTAGACCAATGAAGATAGATATAAGGACTAACAATGCAGAGAAGTTACTCAACCAATGTGGTTTAGGTGTTGGAACCGGATGCTGATAAAGCTTTTCGGAAGTCATGCTTGATGGCTTGAATTCCGGTAAGTTGCTTTGGATTGGGTTTTGTTTCATAATTATCTCGCAGTTTTGCAAAGCACCCATGAGTTCGAAGGCAGGGGTGCTTTTTTGTTGTCTGTGAGATAATAGTAAGTAAACTTACCTTTGGTGTCAATAAGTAAGTTTAATTACTTTTCCAGTGCGCTGGTACTAGAGCATTTTCTGAAGTCCAAAATTTATCCGCCATGCACTCTTGAAACCATACATCATCAAAGAAGGCATGTTCGGTCATTATAATTTGAAAATTTTTGACTTCATTTTGTGTAAACTTAATAAGAAATTGGAATAAATTTTTAACAGCTTTAATGTCATTGTCATCAGCTGAGTTCAATAAATTGAGATCTTCGCCTAATTTCGGAAAGTACACTTGACTAGGTTGATCTAAAACTATAAATGAGGGAATAGGGCAAGAATGCTTTCTGAAATAATGATGGATCGCTAAAATAAATGAGATGTGTAAAGCTAAATGATTGGCCCCACTTCCGACTTTATTCATAGGAACTAAGTTACCATTATCTGTGGAAGTAATTAAATTTAGATTCTTAAAATCAAAACGTGTAGTTGATTGACTGTGTTCATAATTTAATTCCCTTAGATACTCTGTCATTTTTACAGAAATTTGGAAAATAATTGAGTCTAATTTTTGAGATATTGCTTCAAACTCATTGATTGATGATTGCAATCTACTTAGCTTTAACTCTTTATTAATAATACTTTCTTTTATGCTGGTAACATCATTAATGTGAATGTTGTCCAAATATATTCTAATTTTTCCTATTAGAATATATAAGTTGGCTTTGTTGTTCGGTTGGTCGTTTTTTATCTCATTTATTTCATTAATTATTGATAATTCTCTATTGAGTGAATTAATTTTTTTGTCTATATCTTTAATTTTATTTTTAAATATAGTTGTTATTTTTTCCTTGTTAGCATGATCTGTATGTTTTCTAATTAATGATGTAGAAAGGTTTTCTAGATCACTTTTTACTAGGTTAATAATATTTATGTAATGGGGATTAGGGCTACTAGTTTTTTTAAAACAATCAATTGCACTTATTTTCTTTAAAAGAGTAATTTGATTTTCATCGAAATTTTGTTTTTCATCATAGATGTTATTTAATAACTTTATCTCTAATTCAGTTTCATTTCTAATATTTTTTAGTTTCAATATTTCGCTTTGAATGTTTAATAAGGGATTGTTAAGTGGTATATTAGAATTAATTTCATTAATACATTGGAACGTTTTTTCAAGAAGATCTTGGGGTGTTGATTCATCATTACAATTAATTCCATTTACTTTTGCTTCTTTAATTATGTCAAGATATACTTGATTGTTACTTAAAGTATCACTATTGAGTTTTTTTTGAAGTAATATGATCTCTCTCTTGAGATTTTTAATTTGTTCAAAAATGGATCTATATTCTAACGATTCAGCTCTAACTAATATTGGAAAAGAGTCCTTTATAGCTTGAAATATATAAGATGACTCTGATTGTCTATATAATAAGCTATCCTTATTTGCTATTAAGCTTTGGGGTTGAAAAAGATAAAATAATACATGCGATGAGCTTACTTGAAAGCTATTGCGAGATTGATCATCTTCAACATGGGTTTTTTCATTAGGTATTTTTAATACATTTTTTAAAATTATATCAATTGCGTCATCATTAGCGTTAACCTCTAACTCATCAAATGGGACAGGGGCCAAAGCAGTCCCTTTACGCACCATGGCCTGACTATTACTAGAATAACCAAATGCAGGTAATTTTTTAGCTACCAAAAAATCAAACTCATCAGTACTGTAAATTACACTTACCCATGATACAGATTTTGTAATAACACCTTCTGCTATAAGGCATGTAGATCTTCCCATGCAGTATTCAATTATATTGATAATTGAAGACTTACCAGTAGAGCTTAATCCAGTAATAATATTTAGACCATTTTCATTGAAATTAATACTCCTTATTTCCCCACAATGACTGTATATGTGAAGTGATTTTAATTTCATAATTTAACCCCCAATGTTAGAAAAATACTTGGTATATCATTTATCTTTGCTAGAGTGTTTGAAACTGATTTAATACCTTTTAAATCAACATGATTTATTGATGAGGTGATTTTAATATTTTTTTTATTAATGATAATTTTTTCATCTATAAATGATAATACGTTAGACTCAGTAAGGAAGAAAATAGTTTCATTCGTTATTTCTATATAGTTTTCAATAATATTGGGTATCTTAAAAAATTTCTCAGAATTTTTTTCAACAATTTGATATAAATTTTGTTTTGGATTCTTAGAGAATAGCTCTAAGTATTGTTTATTCAGTGTTAAAGGTAAAATTAAAAAAAGAAGGGATGGTGGGAATTCTTTCTTTGTTTTTGATGTGTAATGTTCAATAAAACTTACAATTACTAAACCGCAATATGGGGGATTGAAAAGTATTCGTAAATCATAAGGCGTTTCTTGCAGGTATTGCATACAATTATACCTCTGGGTGCCAATACAATTTATTGCATATTTCATTAGCAAGCATATGAAAACTTCCCCGGGTTACGTAGGGTTCAGTTACTTTTGTTCTAATATGAATATTACAATTTTGTGACCAGCTGTAAATAGCTCTACCAATCACTAATAATTCTTGTGCGCTTAAGTCGTCGTCCTCATAGTATTGGTCATCTTTATATCTTGACCATTCATCAATCAATTTTTTTTCAAATTTATCTAATTCTTCGAAATTTACCAGGCAATTTTGCAACCATTCCATACGCTGGTTTGACGCTCTGTAGAAATCAAATATTGCGCGTTGTACTTGAGAGGTTTTTGCTTTTATATCTGAAAGTTTTCTTACGAATTCATAAGATGAGTCAATATATTGCGTATAGTCAATATCATCAGCAGACAGTTGATCAAATGTAATAGGAAGATTTTCTTCAAAGTACTCTGTGCTAATTGCTTGTAATTTAGTGCTGACATCTCGGCCCGTTAATGGATGATCTAACTTTCCAGTCATTAGTAAAATCACTTTATGGAACCACCAACCCTCTAATCTTTCATAAACTTCATTTCTATATTTCTCATTAATTGGCCTAAACCAACTGTCTTGAATTTTTTTTGGAATATCAGTAATTCTATTACTATTCTCAATAATTGTAATTCTATTAAGAATTTCAATTTTTACTTCATCTCCAAGATTTAAAAATTTAACTTTAACTTTTGACAACTGTTCATTTGTTGAAGAAGTTAAGCTTTCAATGATTATACTAAGTGTTTTATTATTTATTGATTCTTTAGTGCCCACTGTAAGTTTTTTTAAAAAAGAGTTTTCAGAAACGCTATTAGTTGTACATAATAAAAATGATAACTCACTATCAATTTCATTAAATCTATCAATCCAAATATTAACTGATTTCCAAAAATCAATTGATAAGTTAGATAATTTTTCTTTTTCTTTTTTGTGTTTTAAAGATAGTAGGATTTTATCGTTATTCTCATTTGAAATTTCAATATCATCTAATGCTTCAATTTTTATTTCGTTACTTTCTTCAAGTTCGAAAGCTTTCAGTAGTGCCAATCGTATTTGGTAATCATAGCCAATACTAGATGCTGCAGCAGCATATGGATTATTATTCAAAATTAATTCCCCAATTAAAATTATTATTAAACGTCTCTATATAACCCAACAACCTTGCCAACCAACTTACAACCATCTTCTAAAGCAATAGTTTTCTCCGGCCAATTAGGGTTTAAAGGTTGCAAATACATATTCCCACTTTCAACAATCAGCTTCTTAAAAGTTGCTTCACTGTCACCGTCACAAGAAATGATCACCAAATCCCCAGTTTTTAATTCATCTGGTTGAAAGTCAGGATTTACGTAAATTTTATCGCCAGGCCTAAAGTCGGGGAGCATAGATTCGCCGACTACTTCCAAACCATAGCCATTCTTTCCGCATTTAGGGTTAGGTGGTAACCATTCCTCAAACTGTGTACCTGCAGGCACAGAATCTACACTTGTCCATGAGCCAGCTTGAACCCATGAGATTACAGGGACAAGGCGACCAGCAATGGGAAATGGAGTTGATATATTTGAATCCATGTCAGCTTGCTGTTTACCATTGAGCAAATACTCTGGCGATACTGATAGCACTTTAGATAAAGCCATTAAGCTTTCATGTTTAGGAAGGTTATCGTCTTTCTCCCAGTAAATTACAGAAGTTTTAGATACACCTATAGCGTCAGCAAGCTGTTGCTGAGTTACTTTTTTGGTTTTTCTCAATGCTTTTAGGCGTGTACCAAGAGTTTCCATTATTAAAGCCCATTCTTAATGTAAGGAATCTTACCATTTGACTAGGTAAGTTTTATGCTGTTTAACAAGGTAAGTAAAGTTACCTTTGTGAGTAAAGTTAATGACTAAACAAGAAGCTCTAAAGCTCTTGAACTGTAATGTTGCGGACCTAGCTTTGAAGTTAGAGATTAGCTCTCAGGCAATTAGCCAGTGGCCAGAAACCAAGATTCCATTAATGCGCGAATATCAAATTCGTGATTTGGCAAAAGGTCAAATTCCTATTAAGAGATCTACTAAAAATTGTAATAACCCAGCCCACCAATAACCACGTTCAAAGGACACCGATATGAACATATTGGATGCTGCTTACAACACAGTGCATGACTACCCAGGTGGCGCTAACGCATTAGCTCCACGTCTAGGTATCAAAAGCCCAGCTGTGCTTAACAGCAAAGTTAATCCAAATACTGATACTCACCATCTCACATTAGCTGAGGCGTCGAAGGTCATGGCCATCACTGGTGACTTCCGTATTTTGCAAAGCCTAAATGCTGAACATGGAAAGGTATCGATAGATCTACCTGTAATACCTGAATGCAGGGATGTAGCCCTAACAGATCTTGTTTTAAGCATAGGAATGGGAGGGGGTGATGTATGTGCTGTCTTCAGAGAAATGATGGCTGATGGACGTATTACCCAAGGAGAAGCAATGGACATGTCAAAAGTGATACATCAGCTTCATATGTTTTTAGCTGAGCTGGATACACAGATTCATAACTGTGTAGAAAAAGAAAAAGCCTGATCTTGGGCAGACAGGCTTTTCATTAGTTCATAAGTCATGAAGGAAAGATGAACATGAGATCAAATTTAGCACAACACCAAGATTCTTTCAAATGTGAAGCGAATACAACCCATCAAGTGAAGCAATGCCTGCTTGAGAAAGTTGAAGTACATGAATTTGAACTGGGCTTGGCTCCTGATGCTGCATACGTCAAACCATTTGGTTCGAGCAGAGTGATGGCTGAAGCCGGCAAAAATAGGGACGGGGAATGATATGAGCTTAGATGCTTCAAACTGGGCTTGGAGAGTGGAACTGAGCGAAAAGAAAGGTGGTTGTCGAATACCACTGAAACGCCTAATTCTGCTTTCATTAGCCGATCGTGCTGGTGAAGATCATTGCTGCTATCCGAGTATGCAACGTCTGGAGAAAGACACAGGCCTTGAACGTAAAACTGTACTGAAGATCATTGCCGAGCTTTTGGAAGATGAGTTGATTGCAGATACAGGTGAGCGGAAAGGTTCTACAAAACGCGTAAAGGTTTATCGACTGATTGGAGTGAATGGTCGGGAAAGAGTGCCAAAAACGGAACCATTACAGGATAAAAATTTGTCTGAAATAGTACCGGAAACGGAACAGTACCAAAAACGGAATGATTCCGTTAACGGGACTTTGAATAGTGCCAATAACGGGACTTTGAATAGTGCCGTTAACGGGACACAGAATCTCCCAATGAATCTCCCATTAGAATCTAAAAATAAAAAAGGGTGGCTTTGCTTTAAAAAACTTCGTGAAGAAATATTTTTGGCAGATCCTGATTTGGATTTTGAGATGCTCATGAATTCAACCTGGGCTGAACGGGAGAAACGAGCATTTGAAATCTACAACGCTGAAAAGAATCTTTGTGATGAACTCATGAATTTCCATTTTGCAGACTGGCTGATCAATGCCTACCGAACCAAGTATTCAAAAACCGGTACAGACACAAATGCAAAATCTTCTGCAGAACCAAAATGCCTGACTGAAAAACAGATTCAAACCTTTGCCCAGAAACTTGCAACCCATCCAGAGTTCGCAGGCAAATATGCAGAGCCTGGGGAGTCCTATGAAAAACTTGCTGCCCGTATTGCAGTGAAACTAGAGAAACCTGAACAAGCCAAGAAATGGGAAAGCTACCTGAAGCAGGTTGGATTTAACGGTGTGTTGAGAGGAGATGCAGCTTGACTGAAGCAGATCGAACCTACATGCACCTGATGATCTTCAAGACTCTGTCATCCACCAAAGGGCGTGTATCTGTAAAACAGATCCATAAAGCGATTGAACCCAATATGGGAATTTCCATCCGAAGCTTGCAGCGCCATTTGAATGGATTGGTGACTTGGGGATTAGTCGCCAAAGATGGGAAGACACCACAAGGATTCACTTTGACTGCAACAGCAAAATTACTCTTCTTGGATTTAGCAAAGGGAATTGAGCATTGAAAGTTTATTCAATCGCTGAATACAAAAAGATGGTGAAAGCCACCAGACCGAAAGGGCGCTTAAAACGCCCTAAGGTTAAAAGTGAAAAGGCACCAAATGAGTTTGAAGCAAAGCTGGCCAAGGAATTAAAGACTTTAAAAATAGATTTTGAGCAGGAATTTAAATTTCACCCGGATCGTAAGTGGAAAGCAGATTTTCACTTGATAGACAAAAAGATATTGGTTGAGGTTGAAGGTGGGATCTGGATCGGTGGCAGGCACACAAGGGGTAAAGGGTACTTAGGTGATTTAGAAAAATATAACGCAGCAACAATGATGGGCTTTCAAGTAATACGGTTTAGTACAGATCAAGTGAAGTCAGGTCACGCGATCCAGCAGATAGAGAAGATGGTAGGGGATTTAGGATGAATGCAGCGGTAAAGGCAGAAGTAATGGATTGGGCGAAGTACAACATTGATGGGTGGTTGGAACAGTTTGGGGCATGGTGTGAAACCGTTCGGATGAAGGGCGGAGATTTGCCAGATGGGTTACATGTAAATCAAATTTATTGGTTGATCCGTGAGGCTGATAAAACTCCGCGTAACTCTAAATGCTATATCAAGTGCGAGATCAGTGACTTCGAAGCAGATCAAATACAGGAGTTGCTAAGAGGTATTTTTAGATCTGATGCGGTGGATTATGCGGCCAAGTATGCCGTGATGTGTTTGGTCAAGCATAAGGTAGAGAATCGTAGCTTAAGTGCGGTAGCAATGATTACAAACCAGTCAAAAGGTCAAGTGAATATCGTAGTGGGGTGTGCTAGATTCTATCTTGCTGGTAAATATAATTTTTTAAGAATGGAATGAGAGATGAATTTGGTAAAGGCTATAGAGGGCAAAGATTTGTTAGAAATTGAAAATAATATTAATAAATTTATTAAGGATTATGAAGGAGAACTTCTGCAATTTCAGGTATTCAGAAATGATACATATAACAAGTTCGAAGCCATCATTTCATATAGGCAATCAATACCCACTCAAAAGTAATTGACCGTTTAAACGAGATATGGCATATTTCTGTTATAGTGACCGAAGTGTACGTGATGCACTAAGTTAATAAAGCTCGCCAAATGGTGGGCTTTTTTTGTACTAATAGATGTGATAAATTAGATTTAAGGCGGTAACTGCCGATGTGGGTCAGTTTAGCAAGTTCATCTTGTGACACTCCCGCCGTTGGAAATGTTACTATGAAGAAGCTCATCGAAAGGTGGGCTTTTTTGTATCTATGAACTTCTAAAAATTAGAACGAGCTACAATACATTTTTTGTACATCGTAATGGTAATTGTTCATTTATCTTCATTAGTCGAAGTTAAACCGTTGGACATTGCTATGGTCCAAGAGATCTTTGACTTTATTTATGATGAAGCTCTAAAGGAGTATGAGCCATCAAAATATGAAATAGTCAATAAGCTAAAGTTTTTTTCAATAGCGCTGCGATTATTTGCAGAACTCAGGGATGAAGATGCATTCATTGAAATCAATACCTTGACTGTCATATTTAAATGCAGGTCTAGATCTACATGTTATTGGGTATTTGATATGCCTGAAATAGGGGACAAAAAGCAGTTCGTTGAGTATTTGTCTTCTGAATTAAATAAATTGTGATGGTGGTTCAAGACTCAAAGAATGTAAGCCCTTTCGTGTTAAGGTGTTGTTATCTTTCCCATGTGAAAGAGCATGAGTCATGGAACTAATTTTTCTTATTGTTATTATCCTTTTTATAACAATATTTGTAATGGTTAAACCTACCCACAAGAAGTCTGGTGGAAAATTCAAAGAGATGACTAAAAATAAGTTTAGTCATCAGATTTCCGGTGCAATTAACTTCCAACACCCCATAATTGAAATAGTTGGTCCAGAACTTGAAGATTCTGTGAGTAAAGTCGTTAATGCTCTTCTGATCATGGATACCACAAACACAGAATATACCTATGCAATTATGGTGATTGTAAATGATATTCAAGTTGGTTATTTAAGTGATGAAGATGCTGAAAAGTTTCTGAAGATTTTAAAAGATAAGGATTTATATGAAGATACTGGAATTGAAGTAAAGGCACTTATCTATGGGGATTGGGGGAACGCTGATCAAGTTGGAAATTTTAAAATCAATTTAAATCTCCCTGAAAATTTTGAAGACTCAGAAATTAAGTAATCGGATGTGCTAAGTAAGTCTCCTTTGGGGGGATTTTTTATTGTTTAAAATTTATTGACTACAAAGAAAAGCCACTTAAAGTACACAATGAGAAACAGTTTCTAAATATGCTCTATACTTTATCTCGGAATTAGCTGTGCTATGTTTTTAGTGCGCCCTAAAGAAGACGCAATACGAAGAAAATGACTACAGCTCTATCCCGCTTATTTGAACGAGTAAGCGGGGTTTTTTTATTTGATGAATTAAACAATATTTACTGTTGATTAGAAAATAAATTTAGATAGAATGGTCACCTAGATTCTATAGCTGTAGTTTCTTTCTAATTTCAGCCTCCTTTTCCCAAAGGAGGTTTTTTTTGCCTATATTTTTCTTATATCATGTGTTGCTATATTGTTTGATAGGTCACATTTAATAGTGAATTGATACAAGCCTCTATAATGAAAAAACATAATATTCTGATAGATTAAAATTACAACAAAAGCTCTGGAGGTTTGTATGACAAATATACCAAATGGAACTCAGGTTATTCATCATATCTCATTTCTAAACCATGTTTACTACAAGGAAGAAAATGGAGTATTAAAGGTTTGGAGCAAAGGAGAGTGGGTAGAGGCACTGATACCCAATATTAATAAAATGATTGATAACGGTTTCGAGTTAGAGGTTCTTCAAAGCTGATCATGTATTGGCAGTGAAGAAGTATTCGTTTATTCCCTAAAAGCTATTATGACCCCACTTTTCAGTGGGGATTTTAATATTAAGAGAAAAGTATGCTCCAATTTATATTCTGTTTATTTGGCCTTCATGGTGTGACTGAGATCAGTGATAACCAGAAAGAGTGTCGTGATTGTTTGAAAGAAATAGGTACTTCTTGAAAGTATAAAATTATTCTTACATTAGGGGTTTAGTATCTAAGTTATAATTGTATTTTTGGTAATCACTGGTGACCAAAATGACTAATATTACGACAAGCAAATACGAAGAATTATTTATTAAACTCCATGAGGTTATTGCTAAGCGAAAGGAAAACCCAATTCACTTAAAAATACCTTTTAGTACCGTTGATAAAGGCGCTATTTTGCAATTGAGTGAATACTTTCACAAACACTCTTTTAATTTTCAAACTCATTTAGAAGATGAGAATACATTTGTGATTACAGTAGAGTATTAATAATATTCAAGTCGCCAAACATACTTGGCAAACAAAGCCCCTCGCATTCTAGATGTTGAGGGGTTTTTCTTTTCTTATTGGTGGTATCTATGACAGACAAAGTACAAGCTAAACAAGACTTAGAATTTTGCAGTACTGAGCTGTCTAAGTATCAGAACCTCAGTCGATCCGGCCTGACACGTAATGAGCTGCTGGCAATCGATGGCATCATGATTAAGCTGAAAGAACGGATTAAGAATTTACGTGTAGCTTTATATGCGTGATACAGGATGATTTGAAGTGGTGTTATAAAGAATGATCGTATAAGATATCGGCCCATTTGAAAGCAAGATGCTGGTAATGAAATTCATCAAAAGGAATGTTGAACTGCAAGATGAAGATGGGAATAAAAAGATATTTAAATGCGTCTTTGAAAAAAGAAGACCCTCTTCGCTCCCTTCTTTAGATGAAGATCTCGAAGTATGGGTTGCAGTCATGGTCAATGGAAGACCTGTGGAGGTAGAGTCTCACAGTTATTTTTATCATCCGGACACAGGAAAAGTTTACACACTTTGATACTAGTCTCCTCCGGGAGGTTTTTTAATAGCTAAACTTTTTCCTGGCAGATATTACAATGTATGAAACCTCACTATAAATATTTTATTAGCGGGTTTTTTTATTTTTCAGAAATATAAAAAATAAAAGCCCGTATATCTTCCCCAAAAGACATACGGGCTTGAAAAAAAACCTATGAAACCACCAAGTAGAGTCATAGGCTTGCTGTAAGATTTTTTATCAAGAGTTTTTTGTTATGAAACAATCATAACTGTTAATAAAAACTAGTCAAATAAGCTATTGTTTATTAAAAATAAATCATACTTTTTTAGTGTGAATTTAAGTTGCTAGAATATAAGAGAATATTAAAAAATATATCAATTAAGCTTATTCATTAGTTTGTCTAGTATTAAATAATCCCATAATAAAAGTAGGGAATTATGGAAATTGATACATATGAAGCTATTACCCACAAAAAGCCTATTAAGAAAAAACCTCGTAATAAGCCACTACCCAAAGCTGGTGAGAAATATTTAGAAGCATTCGAGCGACTGAAAGAAATTCTAGATCGCATGGAGATCAAATATGAAGAGTATTTTCATTATAAAAGCACCAAGCACTGGCGGTTTGATTTACACCTTATTGAACATCGAATGTTGATTGAAATAGCTGGTGGACCTTGGTCTGGTGGGCGAAAAGGCAAACTGGCTACAAAAGCCTGGAGCATGGATCGCTATGACCATGCTGAAGAAATGGGATATCGGTATATGCGCTTTGAAACTGGCGATATCAATATGGGCCGTGCAACTACCTGGCTTAGAAATTTAAAGGCATCTTATGGAACAGTTTAGACCATTCCCGCCGACGGATCTGATTGATCAGGCCGAGGAAGAAGAAGCCATACGTTTGGCACCGGCACCAGAGCTTAAAGAATGGGTCTTTAATAATTGGCTTACTCTCGGTGGTGAACTACATAACCCAGATCACGACCATATTGCTGAGCTACTTCACGACAATGAAGAGTTCCTTGCATTCGCCTGGGCTTCATCTGCCGCTGTAGCGAAAAAACGTATGGTGCTGGGTCAGTGTGAAAAGGTCATGTTTAACCAGGGTGGCTGGAAGAAAGCACGTCAGGAACAGCAGATGCGAGACTGGTTTGGCTTTGTACCTCAATACCTGATCACTGTAGATGCTGCCTTTTGTGAACAAACATCTGATCGTGAGTTTTGCCGTTTGATTGAACATGAGCTATATCACATCGGTGTAGAGCGTGATGAAGATGGCGAAATTATTTATAGCGATATGACTGGATTGCCTAAGCATTACCTGGCTGGCCATGATGTTGAAGTGTTCTTTGGTGAAGTTAAACGATGGGGTGCAGACGAGTCTGTCAAACGACTTTTGGAAATTGCCAAGAATGCGCCGTTTGTATCTGAAACGAATATTGCAGCATGTTGTGGGAACTATGTGATTAATTAAAATGGGATCAGATTTTAGCTTTACTTTATTTCATTTTTTTGTAGATTTGATCTAAAGGAGGGCGCGTATGGCTACATATAAACAAATTCAAGAATTCCTTACTGAAAAACATGGGCGTACTTTTAAAAGTTGCTGGATAGCAGATATTAAAAATCAGCATGGTTTAACTAAAAGGCAAGCACCTAATAGGTATGATCCAGATAACCGTGTTCATCCTTGTCCTGAAGAACATAAGGGTAAGGTTGAAGAAGCATTGAGGCATTTTGAAATGATTTAAAAAAGCTCCCCGATTAAAGGGGATTTTTTTTGCCTACTTTGCATGACGTAGCATGACAAAAGGGGGATTTATGGCAGCACTTAAAGAGCCTGTAAAAATATTTATCGTTCAAGCTCTTGCATGCCGTGATACCCCTCAAGAAGTTGCGGAGTTGGTCAAGCAAGAGTTCAATATTGAAATTGATCGCCGTCAGTGTGAAAACTATGACCCGACTAAATATGCAGGTCGCAATCTCGGGAAAAAACTTGCAGATCTATTCAACCAGACTCGTAAGAAATTTGATGAAGGTTTGATAGATATTCCAATTGCTAGTAAGTATTACCGGCTTAAGCAATATCAGAAGCAACTTGAAAAAACCAAGAATGCAAAATTAGCACTCAAGATTCTTGAACAGGCTGCTAAAGATGTAGGTGGTCAATTCACTAACCGACAAGAAATTACCGGTAAGGACGGCGAAGCATTACAAACAACAGTTGTGCACGCTACCCAAGACCAAGTTGAAGCTGCTGTAAAGAAGGCCCAAGAGGAATACTAAATGGATCTGCAAACACAGGTTGAAAAGAAGCTGTGTGAAGATGAGCATTTATATTTCACCCGGCGATTCTTTAAACCCCGTATGGGTTTTAAATTTACTGTGAACTGGCACCATGTTTATATCTCTTGGATCATTGATCAGGTGATAGCTGGTGAGATTGCGAACGTAGTTATCAATGTTCCACCAGGGGCCGGAAAAACTGAACTGACCACCAACCTAATTCCACGTGGCTTAGCGTTAAATGCCCGGTCACGGTTTTTGTATTTGTCCTTCTCTCAATCACTGGTAGAAGGCGTGTCGGATACGGCGCGTGACATTGTGAAGTCGAAAGACTATCGATTGATGTGGGATTTAACGGTCTCCAATAGTACTGACTCCAAGAAAGAATGGAAGATTACGGTTGAGGACTATGATGTTGGCCATGTGTATGTAGCCTCTATGGGTGGACAGGTAACAGGACGGCGCGCAGGAACACTGGCTGATGATGGCTTTACAGGTTGTATCATCATTGATGACCCGTTAAAGCCAGAAGATGCTTTCAGTAAGATCAAGCGGGATGCAGCGAATCGGAAGCTACTGAACACAGTGAACTCTCGTAAAGCTAAGTCTGATACACCTATCATCATGATCATGCAGCGCCTTCATACCGAGGATCCAACCAACTTTGTCATGACGGGAAATCTACCAGGCGAATGGACCCAGATATCTATCCCAGCCCTAATTGATGATAAGTACATTGCCACGCTGCCAGAGCATATTAAAAAACTGGTACCGCAAGATACTGAACGTGATGATCAGGGTCGTCAAAGTTATTGGCCAAAGAAAGAATCGCTTCAGTCCTTATTGCAGCTCGAAAAGGGCGGTAAGGATAAAGAGGGTGCGACGGTATCACGCTATACATTCTCAAGTCAGTACATGCAGCAGCCTAAGAAACTTGGCGGTGATCTGATTAAGTCTGAGTGGTTTGGATTCTATAAAGAACATCCAGAGCTACAGTGGCGCGCCGTCCTTGTTGATACGGCGCAGAAAACCAAAGAGCACAATGACTATTCTGTATTCCTACTTGTGGGCATGGGGATAGATGGCAAGCTGTACTTGCTTGATCTTTTACGTGGCAAATGGGAGGCACCGGAGCTAAACCGCCAGGCTAAGGCATTTCTGGATAAGCACAAAGAATACACCTGGCATACCAAGCCTATCCGCTACATGAAAGTAGAAGACAAGGCATCTGGTACCCAGTTGATCCAAACACTAGGAACTTACTCCGGTGTTGCTGTGATTCCCGTCCAGCGTAATACAGACAAGCTATCCCGGTTTATGGATGTACAGGTTCATCTTGAAGCGAACTATAAGGATAAGCCTGAAGATCGTTTTGTGATGGTACCTAAAGATGCTCACTGGGTAGGCGAGTTCTTTGAAGAGTGTGAAGCGTTTAATGCGGCATTCACCCATGATCATGATGACCAAGTGGATACGCTCATTGATGCAATTGAAGATGCAGTAATTGCGATTAATTACAGCCCACCAGCGGCTTAAGGTTTTATTTATGGCTAAGAAAAGTAAAAAGTCTGAAAATAGTAAGCCCGAATCTGGTGCACTCTATTCTCATGAGGCAGAGCAGGCCTTAATCAGCTATTTGACGAAAATGCCGGATGGTGATGAGGTTTTGCGTAAAGCAGGGGTGACCCGTCCACGCTTAAAAGTCATGATGTATGACGATGAGATTTATCAGGCTATTGAAAAGCGCCAGGATAAACTTGAGAGTGCATCATGGCGTGTTGAGCCAATGGACCGACCAGAATCAAAAATCATCATGGAGCACTTACGGGAGTGGTGGTCTGAGATTCTCTTGGGTGCACAGAATGCCCGTTGGTATGGATACTCAGTCTTAGAGGCGATTTATACCAAGCCGGAAGAACCAAGCCTGCATATTGAAGGCGATACTATTACGCCTTTTATTGGTTTTAAATGGATTGGTGAAAAGCCAATGCAGTGGTATGAGCCTAAAAATGATGGTCGCCTGATGTTGTTGGCTAACTACAACACGACTCGACAGGATCAAGAAGTAGATCAGCGTTTTAAGCACTTTTTGACACGTTGTAAATCAACGTATGAAAATCCATTGGGTGAGGCTCTTTTAAGTCGACTGTATTGGGTCTGGTTCTTCAAAACATCTGGCTTTAAGTTCTGGGCCAAGTTTGTAGAAAAGTTTGGTTTGCCAATGCTGGTAGGTAAAACTGCTGGGAAAACCACAGATATGCGGGATGCACTACTTAGAGCTCATGCCAGTTCGGTTATTGCCTTAAGTGGTACCGATTCTGTTGAAATCCAAACTGCCAATACTAATGGCAATGCATCCCAGACATTTGAAGTCTTTGATAAGAACCTTGAACGCCGTATTCAGAAAGTCATCCTTGGCCAGACTCTTACATCTGGTACCGATGGCTCTGGATCTCGTGCCTTAGGTGATGTGCACCTTGAAGTTCAAAACTCAAAGTACAAGGCCGATGTGCGAATGATCATGCCGACGATCCAAGCCATTATTAATGCGCTATGCGATATCAATGGCTGGGAACGACACCGGGTCATCATTGGTGAAGAGAAGTCACTGGAAGAACCTAAAGCGGATCGTGACGTGAAGTTAAAGAATGCTGGTGCAGTCTTAACACCGCAATACTTCAAGCGCGAGTATGGGCTTGAGGATGGCGATGTAATTGAGCAGGTTCAAACAGGTTTCAATCAATTTACCGCTTTACCACGCCAAGCATTCAGCTTTAAAGCATCTGTAAACAAGCTTTCACCTGAACAGCAGGAAGTTGAAGAACTGACTGATGGCCAAGATGAACTGCAGCTACTGAAACCGGAACAGGTCAAGGAATTGGTATTCAAATCTGATAGTCCTGAAAGTCTGGCTTATAACCTGATACAGTTAATACCTGGTGCAACACAAACTCAGTTCACGGCTAATCTGGATCAGGCTTTGTATGCTGCAGATGTGTTGGGGTATGTGACGGCAAGTAGAAGTAAGTAAGTTACTTTTCAACTTTTAATCATTAGAATCATTACCACTTACTAAAATTAAAATCAGGGGGTGGTAATGATCGATTTTATGAAATTAATTGAAATTTTTATAAATCGGAAAGATAAGTACAAGAAAGCTGAGGAACGTTCAAAGCGTAGAGAGATGTATTTTGATGAGATTACATCGATTGAAAATAATCCCAATATAGATGCAAATCAGAAAAGAGCTCTGAAAAATTCAGCTGCTCAGAAGCTTACAGGTAGTGGATTAGCTACTTATGAGTTCTTAGACTATTACTATCGACATCCTGACTTTATTAATTTTGAAATCCTATCTCCTATGGTGGCATTTTGGGATCAAACATTGATTAAAACCTATGATAATGAAAAGAGAATTATCAAATTGGAATTTAATGAAAGTGCATATTGGAAAGAATTATCTTTCGCGTTCCTTTCATGTATTTTTCTTTTGGCAGGATTAATTTTTTTCGCAAAACAAGGTAATGCAATTATTAATTTTATTTCCTCTAATTATTATATAAATACCAATATTATAGGTGTTGCTTATTTAATATTTATATTGGGACTTATAGGAATAACCTTGTTTTTCGGATTTCTATTTCTCACATTGCTTGATTTAAAAAGATTAGTTAAATGAGTACATCTAAATTTCCCAGCAGCCAATAGGCTGCTTTTTTTGAGCTCTAACTATGCAACCAGTCACATTTCTTGAGGCGCTTCGGTACGCTCATAGCAAAAAGATTGTGCTACCCGATGAGTTCTACTCAATGGACTTAAAGACCCGGCAGATGGCAACTACGGTTAGCTTTCTATCGAGTCTTGAGCAGATTGAAACTGTCATTAAGGCGGTGAATAAATCGATTGCTGACGGCGGTACTTTTAAAGATTTTCAGAAGCTCATTGAAGAATCTGAAATCATTCTGCCAAAGCACTACTTGGACAATGTATTTCGTACCAATATCCAGAGCGCTTATGGTCATGGCCGGTGGCAACAACAGCAACGGAATAAGGCTAAACGACCATATCTGATGTATTCGGCGATCAATGATAGTCGGGTACGTCCTAGCCACTTGGCTTTAAATCGGACTGTCCGTCCGATTGATGATCCATTCTGGCTGACACATTACCCGCCGCTGGGCTTTCGTTGTCGCTGTACCGTGATTGCCTTAACCGAGAAGCAGGCATTGAAATATGGTATTACACCAGATGATCAGTTGCCAGAAGTGGCTGAAGCTTTGGACTGGAGTTCTCATCCATTACAGTTTGGTGAACTTGAATCACTGGTGGATAAAAAGATCAGTGCTTCAAGTCTAGATAAAGAATATCTACTCGAGCAGAAGGAAGTTATCAAGGCTGAATGGACAGCAAGTAAAAAGCTCACCAGTCTATTTGCTCCGATGGATGATAAGACTCGGGACCTGTTTGATACGGTAGCCAATACGGTAATTCCACTTGATCCAAGTATTCGGCCAAGTGCGATCCGTACCTTTCTAGACTATGTGCAAGGAAATGATGCCGCACTGTCTGGTTATTTAAACTCTGCTACAAGCTCACTGGCTGATGATGTTTTGAAACGATGGTTAGTTGATGACATGAAAGCCATTCAAGTCGTGGCAAGCAATACAGCTTCAACCGTGGTGGGTGCTGCGACACTTCAACAGGTAGCTGCGTATCAGGTAGGGCAGACAGTTCAATTGAATGCGCCGTTGCTGATGGTTGATACAGCTTCAGATATCGTGATTAAGATTGAGAATGCTAAAGGGTTGGGTATCGATCTGGATATGTTGAATGCCGGTAATGGTGTTTTATTTCCAATTGGACTGTCGTTTGAGGTTATTTCGATTGAAGCGGTTGAAGGGCAGATGGTTTATACACTAAAGCCTTTGTTGAATTAGTTTTTAAAATGTATATGACCGCCTTCTGGGCGGTTTTTTATGGAGCATGAAAAATGCCAGATCCAAATGAAGAGCGGCTGAAGTATTTATTTAATGCCTCTGCGATTGAGGTACCCAAA